GTTTCCCAGTCACGATCAAGAGGGGTATCAGGGCAACGTCGCCGTGTATCGGGCAATCGGGGAAATCGTATCAGCGGCCACGTCGATTAAGGTTGAGATGTACAACGGCGACAAACTGGTGGACGCATCTCCCGTTCTCGAACTCTTGGCGAACCCGAACCCCACGCAAGCTTACAGCGAGTGGTTGACCGAGATGCTGACCAACAGGTGCCTTTTCGGCGAAATGTTCAGCATCGCGACCTCCGAGGCAAACCCCGTTGAGATGTGGTCCGCATCCCCGGTTTATATGAAGGTGCGCCCAAGCGGCTCTGGTATACCAGCGGCTTATGAGTACGACAGGGGGAAGTCAAAGCTTGTTTTCCCCGTCAACACGACAACGGGGCAGAGCGCTTGCTTTTTCAGCAAACTGTACAACCCTGATAACTATTGGCGCGGGCAGTCACCACTCATGGCCGCAGCGCTGGCCGCTGACACGTTCAATGCAGGTCAGAAATGGAACTTTAGCCTTCTCAAAAACTCGGCGCGACCCTCTGGCCTTGTCCGGTTTAAGGGTTCCTATCCGGGTGCAGAGCAGGTCCAGCGCCTGCGCGAATACTTCAAGTCTGCAATGGCGGGCGAGAATAACGCCGGTGAAATACCAATGCTGGCCGACGACGCTGAGTGGGTGGCCTTGTCGCAGACCGCGCGGGATATGGACTTTGCGGGCACAATGAAGATGACCACAAAGCAGATTGCCGCTGCCTACGGCGTCCCCCTCCCCTTGGTTGATAACGACGCCAGCACGTTTAATAATATGGAAATGGCCAAGGAGAAGCTTTACACGGACACGGTCATCCCGATCATGCGGGAGTTTCTGGGTTCTTTGAACCGCTGGCTTTTGCCGATGTTCGGCCTCACAGATCACGAGTTGCGGCTTGACCTTGATTCCATTCCAGCCCTTGAGGGTCTGCGCCAGACAATGTTTGATCGTGCGGTGACGGGGTATCAATCCGGCCTTCTCACCCTGCAGGAATCCCGTAAGCTTATGGGCTATGAGGAGAAGCCAGAGGGCGACTTGCGGGCCGACAATAGCCTGTCAGTACCGCCGGAAGAGGCGAAGCTTCTGGCCTACGGCTTGGACATTGCCTGATGGCGCGAAAGCCCGCTTTTATTTCCCACAGCAGAGAGCGGGAGGTGCAGGTGCAGAAGAACCTGCAGGCGGCTCTTGAGGGTCGGTTTCGTCGGGTCATAGCGGGCGAGATTGAGCGAGAGCGCCACCGGCTTGCCAGCGCATACCGAGAGTCGGGGTCCATGCCCCCACAGGACGACGGGCACCGGCAGCGCATGAGGGGCGTGTATTACGACATGGATCACGCCTCAATCCGCACCTTCGGTGCCCGTGTTCTAACTCAGGGCAAAGCGCTGGGATTGACGCTTGAGACCAAGCAGACCTTTGCGGAGATATTTGAGGCAATGGCCATTGCGTTCATCAACTCCGAGGCAATCCGCCGACGCATCACATCGGTCACAGACACCACGCGGGCGGATATCGTGTCGGCGATACAGCTTGGTCAGGAGTCCGGCCTGAGCCTTGACGAGATTTCGGCGATGATAGTCAGCGAGACCCCGCTTAGATCGCGGATGCGCGCGAGCATCATCGCCAGAACCGAAATCCACGCGGCATCGAACTACGGCGCTCAAGAGTCCGCCAAGCGCACCGGCCTATCCCTGAAAAAAGAGTGGGTGGCCGTGGAGGACGCGAGAACGCGAGACTTTGGCGAAGCCGACGGCATCGTTGACCAGTTCAGCCATAGGGCCATGGACGGGCAGACTGTGGAGATGGACGGGAAGTTTCGGATGCCGCAGAAAAACGGCACCTTTGTCTTGTGCGACTACCCCGGTGACCCGACGCTGCCCGCAGCCGGAGCCATCAACTGCCGGTGTCAAATCGCACATGTCGTGGATGACGATTTTTAATCGTCTATACCTTGCGTGCACACCTTTGCAACTTTGCTAATGTCGTGATATAAGGTTCCAAACTTTGCAAAGTGAGATACTGAATGTACGGTCAAAAAGACATGGCCCGCGCGCTAGAGTTCAAAGACGCCACTTTTGAGATCAAAGCCGAAGAGGGCGCGGACGGGTATCTGACGATTTCCGGCTATGGTGCCGTATTCGGAAACGAGGACAGCCACGGCGATATCATCGAAAAGGGCGCATTCTCTGAGACGATCAAGGGCCGAGCGCCGAAGATGCTTTGGCAGCACGACCCCAGCCAGCCCATTGGCGTATGGGATGAATTCAGAGAGGACGAAAACGGCCTTTTCGTGAAGGGCCGGATCACCCAGAAAGGCGGCAAGGGCGCAGAGGCGGCGGATTTGGTGGAAATGGGGGCCATTGAGGGCCTGTCCATCGGGTTCCGGGTGGTTGACTTCAACACCGAAGATGGTGGCCGGTTCCTCCAAAAGCTTGATTTGTGGGAAGTGTCTGTTGTGACATTCCCGAGCAACCAGCTTGCCAACATCTACGGGATGAAATCAGAAGACATTACGAAGCGCGACCTAGAGCGCGTTTTCAAAGATATGGGCTATTCGGGCACCTTGGCTAAGGCCATGTCCAGTGGCGCATGGGAGCGGCGGGAAAAGGTTCTGCGAGAGGCAGGCGTGACCAGTCGTGAGGATGATCAGCGTGAGGTTGACGAACTCAAAGAGCTATTGACAGAAATGCTGCAAAAGTAGGAGGCAAAAAATGTCTGATATTGCAGAAATCAAAGGCTTGGTCGAGGGTATCAACCCCATCATCACCGAGCTTCGGGGTGAAGTCGAAACCCTGAAAGATGAAAAGAAGGACTTCTTGACCCAAGCGAAATGGGACAAGATGACCGCAGAAATCACCGGCAAAATGGAGACCCTGCAGACCAAGCAGGCGGCTCTTGAGGCCGCTGCAAATCGCCCCGGTGCGTCGGAGGCCGACGAGGCCGCAGCCGAACGTAAAGCGGCATTTGTTGACTTCCTGCGCAAAGGCGAAGGCGGCATGACCGCAGGCGGTGGGTCGCAAATGGAAATCAAGGCCATGTCTACCGACGTGAACCCTGATGGCGGCTTTCTGGTCTACCCCGAACTATCGTCAACCGTTGTTGGTCGGGTGTTCGAGTCAGACCCGGTTCGCCAGCTTGCCAACGTTGAGTCAACCACATCGACCAGCATCGAAATGCTGATTGATGATGGCGAGGCGGGCGCGCGCTGGGTGAGTGAAGGTGCTTCCGGCGGTGAAACCGATACACCGCAAGTGGGCCGCAAGGTTATTGCCGTTCACAAAATGGAGGCAGACCCGAAGAAAACCACCGAGCAGGTCATGGCATCCTACTTTGATGTTGAGGCATGGCTGAGCGGTAAGGTTTCTGACCGGTTTGGTCGCTTGGAGGCAACTGCGTTTGTCTTGGGTGATGGCATCAACAAGCCTCGTGGTTTCATGACCTACGACGCCGCCACCGACCCGGAAACCTATGAGCGCAACAAAATCCGCCAAATCAATATGGGGGCCGCTGCGGCTCTGACTGCTGATGGTCTGATTGATGTGCAGAACTCGCTGAAAGAAGAGTATCAGGGTGGGGCCACGTGGGCTATGCACCGCACCACCTTCGGCGCGGCCTTGCAACTCAAGGGCAACGACAACTACTTTTTCAGCCCTGTGTTGATGCGTGACGGGCAGGCAACTATCCAACTGCTTGGTAAGCCGGTTTCGTTCATGTCTGATATCGCCACAGTGGCCGCGAACAGCTTGTCTGTTGCCTATGCCGATTTCCGGCGCGCTTATACTGTGGTCGATGGTATGGCCATGACGATTCTGCGTGACCCCTACACATCGAAAGGCTTTGTCACCTACTACACCACTAAAGGTGTTGGTGGGGATGTGACTTCGTTTGACGCGATTTCCATCGGCAAAGTCGCCGCGTAAAGCCAGAAAGGAGATACCGAAATGGCTAAATTTGACCAGAGAAACGGTCGTGAGCAGGCCCTAGGTCTTGCCGCCACCCTTTCAGGCACCACTACCGCCAAAGGCAACATTGTGGACATGCAGGGCTGGCAGGCGCTGACCTTCTATGTGCAGACCGGCACTGTCACCGATGGAAATCG